AGGTTGCTGCATCATGGGAGGCTGCATTCGATTGTTTAAAAACTGACGAAAACGCTGCCTGTTATTAGGATCTGTTTGAAAATCCATAGCCTGCGGCTGTGGCTGTGCTGGCGGTGGAGGTGCCATTGGCCCCATGAAACTTGTCATGCTCTAACCCTCTATGAAAAATACACGGGGCCAATGATAGTTTATTATTCAAACTTTGACAACAGATACTCTAACTCGGTCTTTGATTGCCTCAAAACCTTGTCTATATGAGCATCTGTACCCTCCATTCCATTCAACGCACTACACAAACGAGCAATACGATCCTTGTCAAAGTTACTCAAAGTACCTGTCGGCATCAAAACGTCATTACCCTTTGTATTCTCCATATAACGCACAGATAACTCTATCGAACGCGGTATCTCCTGCTCACCACTTTCGTAGTAACAATACATTCGATGACTCACACCCAAAGACCGAGACATGTGCATCTGCGTTACATCAAGTTGCTTACGTTTCTTTGCCAACGTCTTGCCATCCCACATGCTGTAGGACTCTTTAGCCTTGTACATCCTCTACCTCCTCCAGCATACCAGCGTCAATCATGTCGGCAGCAAAAGCCTCAACAGTATCGAACCTGATAGACTTGCCGCTCCAGTCGCATGCAGACCTCGCTGCCATACGCATGAATGTGTTGTCATTGTTATACTCCCACGGAAACACGCCCTTCCATGCTTCTAGGAACGCTTCAGCAGCAGGAGCCTCAAACTCAATTGGATCCTCGCTGATCTTTAATAAATACTTAGGCATTTGCCCCTCCTTTAGTTGTTTCACATAACATAGTGCAAAGATTGCAAACAATCAAGGAAAATATGATGTAAAATTTTTTTTTAAAATTTTTTGGGGCTTGTTTGTGGGGAAGTTGGCGCAACCTTTCGCCCTGTCAAAATTTTTTTTAGGGGTGGTGGTATACCCACCCATCCCCGATTTTGCCACATATTGCCAAGGCATAGGGTACCTTAGATGCAAACATTGCGTTAATCGCCCATAGAGCTGCACCTATGCCGTACAATTGTACTGGTACTACCTACCTACCGCAAAAAAAAAGAGGCGCTGCAAGCGCCTCTAATCGCGTTGTTGTGTAATGCGCTAGTTTAGCGCATTACGTCTAGAGTTTAGATATTCATAGGTTTGGTCATCCAATCCAGCAAAGATTGAAGCAATGCCAAGCCTGTTTTCTGGTAACAATGCCGCCTCGCCTTCTATGGTGCGAGTGACTGATTGGATAGCCTCATAACCGTTTAAATCGTGGTTGCCTTGGCTAGTGCCATACGAATGACCGTAGGCTTGTTGATTGTGGCAAATGATAGCGTCGTCACCATGCTGTTGACGCATTTCAGATACCCTTGCGCGAATGGTTCCGGCATCCCATCCTGTTACATTGGATATTTCGGAAACAGTCGCGCCACCATCACAACGAATAACAGACCACATCATACCAATGCGAGAGCCGTTGCGATATGGTTGCTCGGGTGTAGATGTTTCAACAGTGCGGCTAGCAGTGTAGTCAATGCGGTTAGCGTCACTATGTCTAAACATGGCATCAATAAGCAAACACCATGCTTCAAGCTTGGCAATCTCTAATGTAGCTTGATGTTGTCTAAACTCAATAGTGCCAACCCTTGCCCATGTATCAAGTGAAACGCTAGCAAATTTGCGTCCTAATATCTGGTTCAATTCATTCGCGCTAGTCGCGTTGTTGAATTCGTTTTGATTGCGCCCATTATCAGCAATGCGACGAATGGAATGGCAAAACCTAGCTTGGCAACCATTTTCGCGCCGTGATGGTGCAAGCAATAGGTCAACATCATTTTGCTGGTTAGCGTATCTGATCAGCACATCCTTTACCAATGCCATTGGCATAACATCATGGCATTGGTCATCGGTAGGCATGAAATAACCGTTACGCGATGCCATGGTTCCTTTAGAGTGTGTCCAATAGTAAGCCGGTGAAATATCCTTTACCGCACGATTGCCAATGTGGACATGTAAACCGCATCCCTTTTTTGATACCTTGCCACCATTAGCTTCTACAAATTCCATGACTGCTCTTATGTCATCCAATGCGCCACCTGCACCATGTGCAGGCATTGGTGGAAAGACTATTTCAACATCCACATTAGATGATGCGTCATATTTTACCTGCAACCAATCAAATCCAGCATCGGTTAAAAGAGTGCGCCATTGATCAACAGAACGATATAAACCGCGTTTGTTGTGGAATTCTAATTCAATGCCAGCAGTTAGAAAGCTTGTGTTTGTTAAATAAGCCATTGTTTTCATTACCTTTTTTTTAGTGTTGAAGGCCTACCTTCGGCCCCTTGTCCTATTCTATAGCATGCAAACACTGCATAAACAAACAAAAAAGTGCAATTGTTCGTATTTTTTTTATTATTGATCGGGAGGGCGGGTGTGCGTGCGCGTGAAAGAACGGGGGAACGGTTACTGGCAGCAGCAGCTAACCCCGAACCCGAAGCCCGAAGCCCGACCCGAAGCCCGATTCATTGGTATTCCCCGGCTGGTCCCAGTAAAACCAGAACAATTGTTCGGGTTATTACCAGTGTTGCCCGGGACTGAACAAAAAAAATGGGCCGCAGCACCCGGCCACGGCCCAAAATAACCCGAACAATTTACATCCATGAAGCATATCTCCACCTCCCGCGATCCTCAAAGTGGGCGTTATCCCTCGCGTTGTATAGCTCGGAAGTATCCAAAGAGAAGTCCCGATACCCGTTCAGGATAGTATCGAAGTAATAGCTGCTGGGGCTGTGTATCCCCGATTGATTCATCCGATAGGTTAGCATCCCGTTGATCTCCACCTTGCGATAGAGTCCCGAAGATACTCCCTCGTACCGATCAAGTGCGGCCTCGTCCGCTTCTTCAATACTCCAGATCCCAACAGGCAGCAAGTCCTGCTCGTCCCCTTCTTCTATGTCGGCTACGCCCCGAAAGACAAGCCGCCAATTCGGAAAGTACGCAGACCCCAACGCTTTCGCGGTGGGGCTACGAAGTGCCATCTGGCTTTTGTTCAAGTTAGAGCCATAAGCGAAATATAGTTTACTCATTTGTTTACCTCCATTCGTCAACAACCTGTTCACCTACGATGTAAGCGTACATGTTTACCAGCTTTTCAGGGCTGGACAGGTCAGTTGTTACCTCACCAAAGTTGTCTTGCTCGTATTCTTTGATGGTTTCTATGATTTCAAAAACCTTGTCACCCATCCACTCAATCGCTTTGTGCGTTCCAATAATGTAATAGTCCATATTGAATGCGCGGTGGTGCAGTTCCATCAAGTCGTCTTTGTTGTCTTTTAGCCACTCAGCATCCTGATCTTTCATCCAGTCCACAAAGTACTCTTTGATTTCTTCATACTTGTAAGTCATGGCGTTTGCCCTCCTTCTGTACTTATATACATAGCAATCATTGCACACACTGTCAACAGGAAAAGAAAGAAAAAAAGAATTTTTTTTCAACGGGTGCCAGTCAGCAGCGCCGGGGAACAACCAGAACAATTGTACTGGTTAGCGCCGGAGGACGCAGCACGGACAAAAAAATACCCGGCTCTCGCCGGGTCAGGTAATGAAAATGTTGCTCCCTTCTAGTCGTGTTTAGAATTGCGCCTCATATTTTGCGGCATGCGCTGGGTAAGCCTCTTCAAAATCAACTAACTTATCAGCCGCTGCAACCATCACCTTAACTTCGGATGGTATGTTGGTTGGTTTGTAACCATCAAGATAGATAGAAAGCATTGCTTCATAAGTTTTGACGTATTCAGCGTATGTCATTATACAGCCCTCCTTTTTAAGTGCAGCCAGTGAGCGGGATAACCCATTAACCCATCTCACTGGCCTAGCCACGATTACAATCACCTAACGGCGTTATACTTTTGGCTTACTCATTATATATAGCAATCATTGCGACCAGGGTCAAGCACAAAAAACAAAAAAAATAAAAAAAGTATCATTTGGTACAAAGCCGCAGCCAACTGGGACCGGGAAGACAACACGAACAATTGTACTAATGAATCGAAGACCGGGAGGGTGCTGCGACCCGGAGTCCGGACGCCGGGAGGATTTCCTCCGAGGAGGGCGCAGCCCCGATCCCGAACAATTGTACGGGTTCCGAAGAAAAAACCCCGGCAGCGCGTGGCTACCGAGGCAGTTCTTCTAAGGGAGGAGTCTTAGAATGACCTCGATGCAACCCCGATGTCAAGCCCGATCCCGATCAAACCCCGATCCCGATGTCCCGAGCAGAACCCCGAGGACCCCGAACCCGAACAATTCTACTGGTACAGGCCCGAAAAGCCCGATGGTCGCCGCCTCCTCCCCCCGCACGGGGTGTTTCATGGGAATATCTGGGTTATCTGCTATCTTCTGCTATATCTTGTGGTTCATGCTCAATAACATCTACATCTGGTGTTACGTTCCTCATCCGTGACTCAGCCAAACGCTTGTACTCAGCCAATTTGTTCGCAATATCCTGCTTTGTGTTCGCTGTGATCTCCTCTTTGACAACGTGCTGCTTGTTAATGAGTAGTCCCGCTGCCTTCAAACGTAGTTCCTCCGCCCTCAATGCATCGCTGAATTTGCCCATCTCCCACGCCTGATCTCTAATCTTTTTTAGATCCCGAATAGATTTGTCGATTGTTACCCCGAAACGAGCCTGTGTCTCCAGTCTCATCTCCTGTAGGCGTTCCGCTACGACCGGGTTACGCAAAAGCCGTACAGCTTGCACTGTGGGGTTTTTGTACCCTGCTTGCCTAGCCGCTTCGGTCTGTGTCATATCCTTGTGCAGATACATATCCAGAAACTGTTGCTGCTGGGGTGTTAATCTTTTGTGTCCAGCTAACCGCTGTTCCTTTGGTAGATCTTCTCCGACATTCGGCATTACGCCCTCCTAAGTAGAACAATTCTTCGGGTTGCATTTGGCAGCAACCACACGTTACAGGGTATAGGTTTGTTTATACCTATACCCCTATGTAATAGGGTAAAAAACCCAAACCTTAAACTTTGAGCCTTTTCAATAACTTACGACCCCTATTTTGCTTTGTTTGTGCTATCATTGCAAACCCAAACCAAAACCTCTTAACCTATTGATACATAACAACTTTATGAACTTTGGGGTACCAACTTTGGGTTTCTAAACTTCTAAACCCAAACAAGAACGTATCAAGAACGACCCCCATTAACATAATAACAATCTACGCAATTACCATTTGAAACCAGACGATCTGAAACATGCCCATGTACACAAGCATTTCCAGTAAAGAATGTTTTTAATCCCTGTTCTTTAGCTTTATCACGGCTGATCTTTTGCCTGTATACTGGATTGTCACTCACCAATCTAAGAGCGTCCTTAATTTCTTCTATTGTAGGCACCTTCATTCTATTTTCCTTTCCATGTAAGGTATGTTCCCGAACCCATAAGCACTGCTCCGATCATCAGCAGTACGACATGTAACCAGAACAATTCAAAGCTATGCGGCATAGGCTCGACTGCTGACATCAGCAGCACAAGAACAAATCCCGCGCCAGTCATATAGTTTCCTGTTTTAAATCCCATTGTAGCCTCCTTAAAACCCCTTTCTAGGGTATCCATGTTGTTCAATAAGCTTGCCCTGCTTGTTGTAGATCCATCCTTTAATGTATGTATCCTCATCAATGAATGACTTACCCTTTACACCATATTCTATTTTCAGAACATTTTTGCCATCAAGGTGATTATCAACAAAGTCCTTACTGACAACATCAATGATAATATCAAACATCCTGTGATCCAGAATGCGTGATATTGTTTTTTCTTCAGCGTCTTCGCTGCCATTGTCTTCAAGGTAATTTTTTTCAAAATTCATAGCAAACGAGCCATCATCTGAAAAAGTCGTTGGGTCTACGATCATCGTAATATCCACGAACAATTTGTCTGGATCTTGCATACGGTCATACACATTACTCAATCCCAACATTTTGTTTATGTCATCTTTTGCATGGGTATGAAACAACGAGGCTGATTTATCAGCCTCATCTATTTTACCATTTTTATGGAAGTATTTTGTCACGAGATCATGCCTACCGTTAGGCTTTATCTCCATGTCATAAATCTCCACCATGTCCCATGTTCCATCAGAACCAGAGTCACCTTGAGGCCAATGGCGATTTTTCAAACCCATCGCCACAAATTTTTTGACCTCTTCAACACTCTCTAGTCCCATCGTTGCGTGATGTTCATTCACTAATGCGTAATATGGCATTGATCCCTCCTTTTGCCCTTATTTAGCTTCTAGTTTGTAATCATGGATAATCGTACCCAACTCTGGGTTGCCTCTTATGTGAGGCGGTATCCACGTTGGCTCACTACGCCCTCTGATACGTCTATGGTGTCCTCTTACCCAATGCTCCCTCTTAGGCGTTCCATGCCCTGTAAACATCTGCTCATAGATCTTTACACCACGAGGCTTGGGTAACTGGATTGTCACCAGCTTGTATTCGTTCTTCGGCACCACACGACCAAAACGCATATGATCAATTTTCTTTGGTGGCGTTGTGCTTAAATGAATAACCTGATCGTAATTAAGCGTACTAAGTAACGCGATCAGAAACCTGACATCGCCCATTCCAAAACCTTGCTCATCACCATGACCGGGCAAAAAGTTACGCCTGACTAACTCAGACATTTCATCTTTTTCCCAACCCATTTTGAATTTTTGTGCAGGTATAGACCAGTGCATAGCCGCCGTTTGAACGATGCCACATTTAAACATAATATCGTCCAAAAACTCTTTTTGAACAGGGTCTTTACTATGCTTTGCGTAATACCAAGGCGCAAAAATAATATCAGAAGTCACTTGATTGTAATTTGACGCAAGCATCTCATTTTGATCAGAGAACATTCTGTCACTATTAGAAATCGAAAAACCTAATGGATAGGCTCCAATCTGCTCTACACCTTTTTGTGTTGTTATTTGATATTTAGCGTAAATGATTTTGTCGTTTACTTTACGGATGTGATACCCAACTCGTGAACCATCAATATCCTTATCATTAAACTGAATATACATGTCTGGGGTATATTTATCATGCGCCTTTTTTCTTGATTCCAAACGCGCATGTTCATCCCACTCTACCCACATGCTGTCAAAGCACGGCATAGCCCTATGCAACATCGCCAGCAATGTTTGTGGCTTAACAAAAGACGCTTTAACAATCTCGTCCAGAAGTGTGTTGTCCACTATAAACTTTTGCATTGTTGCCATATCAGCTTGCATATTTCGCCTCATGGCTTCAGCGACACTGCCGCCAGAATACATAGCAAAACCCTTCCTTGGTTCAGCCAAGGCCGCTTGCACCATGTTCGCCAGAACAGGACCGCCTTCTTCATTAACCAAATTGCGCTTTTTCATGTCATCAGCCATACGCTCAACGCCATCCCATTTATTTGTCTCAGCCATAAACAACCTCCCCAAATGTACCTAACTGCATGATATGATCTGCATCATCAGCATCCCAATCGCCACCATTCATGATTACTATCTTCCTATCATCTGGTAACAACTGAATGCCTTTCTGAATAACGTCTGACGACCATAATGTAACAGTCTCACCATCATCATCTTCCCATTCATCACCACCATGACGAATGATGATGTGAAAGTTTTTGATAAGATCATTGCCATCTTTAATTTTGAACTCCTGACCATAATCAACATGATCAATCCAATAGTTACTGCCGCCTTCAAGTACAGTAACCCACAAATCTTCAATCAGCTTTTTCCACTCATCATCTGTGGGCTGATATGTAATTGTAATTTTAGGAGCCATCATTCTCTAGCCTCAACCTTGCCTTGATTAACATTGACTGCGCTTCCTGCAATCCACCTGCCGCGCCAAGTAACAAACCAACTTCAGCTTCGGTAGCATCACTGGTAACTAAACTATGCACAGCGTTGATCGTTTGATTAAGCAACGCTTGCACCTCCAAATAATTTGTTGATCTTTGCATGTTAACCTCCATTGATAGTCGCTGATAACAGATATAAGAAGTGATTGCATACTTGTCAATAAAAAAACTAAGTATTTTTTTCACACTCTGCCGCACATGCAAGATAACCGCATCCATCAACATAATTATCTTCGTGACTCACGTTACTTTTAATACGAGCAATTTTCAGCAGACTCATCATTACACCTACATCGCCCGGGGTAATGTCCATTCCCAAGTGAATCGACCAGTAACGAGCAATTGTTCGGAAATTATCCTCCATCGCCCCGTGGTCTGCTGCTCTGTCCTTCGTTACATACTTCTTTGCTGTGTCCAGCACTTCAGCCCTTTTCATACGTTATCCCTCGCTGTAACAGCTTCATATTCACCCCGACTCATAGGACCATCAACTGCTCCGAGCCATACCCTGCCGCCTGTTGCGGTCAACTGAAACTTATCAATCCGACCATCCTGCTGCAATGTGCGAACATATCCTTCCAACGTCTGCTTCCCGATGCCTTGCAGTATCTCAGGAGCATCAGCGTCCTCCGAACGCTTATGAACCCCGTTGTTGCCACTCATATGAGTTAGAGCCACACCTTCGCGCTCACAATGAATAATCCAATCAAACATGGCATCCATCTTCATCTCAAGCATCGTGCCACTACTCAGTGATTTAATCTCCTCAGTACGATCATTCAGCAGCCCAGTCATTGGATCCCGGACAAAATGCCGAACATTTCTACTGGCTGGCCCGTTAGACTTGACCACAGCGCCATCAAAACAACTGTTGCGCTGATATGGTAAACCTAACCGCTCACATGTCTTTTTGCCACGAGCCGTATCGACCTGCCACATGGCAAATGAAGACCTGACACCATCAACTAATGCTGTTGTACCCCTGATCAGGTTACGAGCTTGTTCTGGTGTTTTAACAACTGCATCGTCTTTGATCTTGGTCATGTGATGACAAACCAGTACAGATGCACCTGTTTCTGTTGCCATACGAGCCAGCAGACCTGTTAAAGCAGCGCCAGCAGCAGGATCAGCGTTGACATCCGCATGAACAAAAGATGCCAGCGGATCAAATACGATCAATTTCAAATTACTCATCTGCAAGATTTGTTCGTATATCTTCTCGAACTCCGCTGTTGTGCTGAACTCGCCGTTGGACTCATTCATAATTGCAAACACGCCGCCCACATTTGGAAGCGACACAATCTTTAAATCATGCGGATAACCACGCCTTTCTTCAAACGGATCAAGCCGCTCAACCCGCCTGTGCATCTCGGATTCGTCATCTTCAGCAGTGAAGATAACCACGTTCCCGAACTCTTTAACCAAACCGCCAAACGTGTTTGTCATTGGCTTTCCAGATGCCACCTTCATGCCCATGTCCAGTGTCATCATGCCCTTACCAGCATCACCTGCCGCAGCAAACAGAATGGGAACTCCGAGCGGAAACGTACCATCAATCAAGAACTTTTGTTCGGGTGCAGCCCCGGCAAACCGACTGACAAGGAACGAATCATCAAGAAGGTTAATATTTGTTTTGGTTATCTTTGCTTTAGTGTTAACAAATTCTTCAATGTTATAGCCCTCAGATAAAGCATCTGAAGCATCCCAACCTTCAGGTTTACCCATTGGCGGTGTAAGCATTGTTACTGACCTAGCCCCAGCAGCCAAAGCAAAATCCTGTATGAGATCAGCCAGCTTTTTGCCAGCAGGATCGTTATCAGGCCACAAAATAAGCTCTTTGTTCTGCAATGGGGAAAAGTCAAATTGGTGAGCCGTCTTCTTTGTTAATGCACCAGCCCCACCAATCGTACAGGTAGCTGTGTATCCAGCATGGTTTAGAGCATCAGCACACTTTTCGCCCTCAACCCATATAACACGATCAGAGGCTAATACATTCGGAATGTTATATAACGGGCGTATATCTGGGAACTTGGAATATGGTGAGCCTTCGACAAACGGCCTAAACTCTTTCTTTGGCTTGCCCTTGGTGTTCAACATGGGATTGCCAGCAATATCCTTTACATTGTATCTACGGACTGTGACAAGCACCTCACCATCAGCGTTGGTGTACACATATTCTGCATCATACGGTGAATTAGCGTTGTACTGCGGCCTGATAGGATTTTCTATCGGCGCATTATCCCGAACAATTTCAGGACCAGTGCTGTCGAGGTAACTGGCAAACATCTCCTTTATTTCTGGAAACTTCATGCCACGAGCTTCCATTAAGATCTTTACAATGCCTCCGATGCCAACACCGCCGTTGAAATCCTGACCTTGCATGAAGTGCTGCGAGGCAGTGTCAATGTTGATTTTTAACGATTGCCCCGGATCACCAAGCAGTGAACCTATATAAAATGTTTTGCCATGAACACGCCCAGCAGGGAACGTATCCTGCAAAATACGAATTTGTTCGCCTTTGGGGACTTTACGAGAAATCTCCTCAACTACGTCATTACTACTAGATGTAGTATTGCCAAACCTTATTACACTCATTATATTGATCCTCGTTAAGCATTGTTTTCAACTAGGGGCGGCTCATACCGCCCCTTCTTTTTGCCAGCAAGTGTTACGGAACTCGCACCACTTACAAATAAAATAATCATTATTCTGTGCGACACGCGGCAGCATGTCGTTAGCTTCTGTAGCTTTCAGGATTTGTACTGCTTTGTCACTGGTGGCTTGTGCAAGCTCACTGTTGAACGGAACCATCTCAATGTATATCTCGCTCGTGTTTTTGTTTAACACCGTGAATACACAAGGGTTTTCAGTAAGATCCATGTAGGCTTGATACAAAGCAACCTGCGCTGCGTACACCGGGTTGGCTTCCGCCACGCCTTTGCGAACAAATTCATTGAACTTCTTTTCAGATGCTGACTTACACTCCCACAACATAGGGTATGAAAGGTGCAGCGGACCACCACATATGACCCCATCAATATGACCCCTGACTTCGCCGCCAGCGGTCTCAAAACCAAATTGTTCGCCTTTTTTTTCTGTCCGCAGGTCAAAGCCAGCGTCACGGAAGTACATAATCATCATGTCTTCGATGGTATGCCCGAGTCCAAATATGCGTAATGTCTTCGCAGGAAACCCTTTACCCTCATCAACTTCTTGGTTCATGTAACGGTACTGGAGCTTGCGTGAGCATGGATCACCAAGGCTAGAGGCACCAAGATACCTGCGCTTTGGTTGCTTGCGTTCTTTTTCTACAATCGCCCGATCAAGCTCTTTAATTATATTTTCTGCATCAGAAAGGGATGTCCGATTCTGTGAGGCCAATTCTGCCGCCTCCGTATCGGAAGTAAATTTCTGTAAGGTCTGTGCTAGAGTATTCATCATCAAGCCCTTCTGATATTCGTTTTAGGATTAGTGTTATAGCTAACACTTCCTCCTCGTTTAAGTCACATAATCGCTTTTCCCAGCCAATATTCCCGAACAATTCTCCTACTTGTTTTAATGAAGAGTCTCGTATTCCCCTTCCCTGATCCATTCTATAACCTCCTTTGATAGCGGACCATATGTACAAACATAAGTTGCATCTGAACCTTGTATGTCTACTTCCGCAACCGCGCCCTCAAAACTTTCTTCTTTGTCTTCAATTAATCCATAAAGAAGATTTGTGATGGCCTCTTGAAACTCATCTCTATCATCTGCGCTTTTGAACAACACAAAATAACTTGCTTCAAGAGAAACCTCATCCTCAAACAATACTGTTAATTTTACCTCACCCCGGTTCATGCGCTTCTTTCTTCTGAAACTATGTCATTAACAAGATGGTCAATGAAACGCTTATTCCAGACATAATTCAACATACAATTTGCTCTGTACTTAGTCCATGAAAAATCAATCGGACTTACATTCACACCGTTTTTTGCTAACAATTCCCGTTGCTTAACACTAACTGCATCATTCAACCAACGCTTAGTCTTTTTTGCACTATCGCTTGTCTCATGCTGTCTCATAAAGTCGTCAGCAGATGCCATAACGTGTCTTTTAGTACCAATAGACATTACTCTGGTCTTGCCCTCTTTTTTCTTCACAATCGCAATGCAAAGACCATCTACGTCAGCAATCATTGCGAAACAATTAAAGCCAGACGCAGACATGCAGGCTCCATTCCCAAACAAATCTATCCATCGAAACGGAGATCTTTCCATCAGATCCACTTCGGTTAGAACAAAATCTTCTAAAATTTCTGGTTCTGGACGCTCTATTTCATGGCCGCATATAGGACACTCGCGTACATTCAACGGTATCTCAGCATCGCAGTTAGAACATATTTTTACTGGTGCATCGCCTTGGGCATCATCATTTTGACTGCCATCCAAATTAACAGCATCGTCAAGTGATCCATGCGTTAGTACAGATGTGCCAAAGTCCATCACAACGCAATCAGATTTAACTACGCCCGGGTATTCTTCTTGATTGACTGTACGCAGACCACGACCAATCATTTGCACCATCGTTGCTTTGTAACTACAAGGTCTAGTCAATACGATGCAAGACACAGGTGGAGCATCAAAGCCCTCAGTCAACACAGCCACGTTAACAACAACCTGAATATGTCCAGTGCTTAGACCATGTAAGATTTGTTCGCGTTCATGTTTTGGTGTTTCGCCTGTGACCGTTGCAGCATCAATACCGTAGGCTACAAACTCTTCGCATAGATCCTCGGCATGCTGCACAGTCGAGCAGAATACAATCGTCTGGCGATCACCAGCTTTGTCATCCCACTCCTCGACCACACGCTTATTAATTGCGCGGCGGTTCATAATGCGTTCAACTTGCGCCATATCAAAATCGGATATGGTTTTGCGTACTTGATTCAACTCACTCCGCACACCAACATCAATCACATATGTTTTCGGCGGTACGAGGAACCCTTCACGAATTAACGTGGAAATTTCTATTTGATGACTACAGTTCGTGAATACGTCCCGTAAGCCCTTCTTATCGCCACGGTTAGGGGTAGCGGTAAAGCCAACGATTTGAACCCCCTCATTGGCCTTCTTTGCGGCGTTAATGATGCGTTGATATGTATCCGCAATGGTGTGATGCGCTTCGTCAACCACGATAAGATCAACTTTGGGCATATTGTCCAAATTTTTCTCGCGGCAAAGCGTTTGCACCATTGCAAATACAGCGTCACCTGACCAATCCTTTTGTGCAGCGTTTACTTCACTGGTCCTCAAAGATGGGTTTACAAGGTGAAATTTACTGGAGTTCTGTGAAACGAGTTCATCTCGATGCTGTAGCACAAGCACATTTTGTGAACCCTTGTGACGTTTGCCAACCAAGGCAGAAAGCATGATTGTCTTTCCAGCCCCGGTTGGTGCAACGACTAAAGTGTTACCGTGCTTATCCAGTGCATCAGAAGCATCGTTTACAGCGACTTCCTGATACTCACGGAGGATCATTGTACTAGCCTAGTCTATACCTGTGATTGCCTAACTTTTTATCGTAGGTTTTCACAATCTCATAGCCAACCTTTTTGATCAGGTAGATATGATTATAAACAGATGCCCTCTTATTCCCAATGACCGCATGAATTTCATCAACTGTTGCTCCTTTCTTACGAGAAATCATCTTGAGTGTTTTTTGTGCGAATTTAGGAACGTCATCAATAGGAAAAGTCATATATGGCGGAATGCCATCTTCAAACTTAGTGTCGATGATGGGGGGCTTTACGGCTCCAGCGCCCCCCTTACTGGATTTAGCGACCTGCAAAGGTTTGCCGCTAATAAATGCCCAGAGTCTCTCTAACGCGCCCATGATGGTGCTACCCCCGCTTGTACAGTTTGTTGCGGTTGAGCCACTGGTGCTTGTGCAACTGGTGCTTGCGCTACAGGCGCTTGCGTGACAGGTGCAGCTTGTCCTCCACTCTGAATATAATTAGGCGAGTCTGGTGTCAAGACTGTCTTAATCTTGTTACGATCAGCATAACCATTACTGCCTTTTTCAATTCCTAAAGTGCAGCAGACAGTCATACCGTTGATCATATGGATGCCTTGAATAGACGCACGTTTTGCTCTAGCGTCATCGCTCTCGTCTTTTGGAGAGATACCAAACCCACTATCAACCATTTGCTTAATTGTATTCAAGCCAATCTTTCTAGCTTTGGACATGCCATTCTCGTCCCTAGCATCGCCATCAACAAAAATATTTTGCCAGACTTTACGCTTGTCAAAGTTGCCACCCATAATGGTCAATTCAATCGGCAACCATTTTGCGCTAGTGGTTTGAGACTGCTTAAAGTATTTACCAGCACCATACTCTGGTATCTCAGTGTCACCACCTTCAAGTTTGACGATAGCACTAACAACAGTGCCATCAGGGATGAGTTCAAAGTCTCCACTTACGCCTTCCATTGGCGGTACGTTGTTTAGGTCAAGCATCTACGTTTTCCTCTTCTGTGTTATTGACCGTTTTTGGATTTACAAAGTTCATTGCTTCTGGCCTTGGACCAGACATTTTCTCAAGCAACTTATTAAGATGCGGCTCTTCAACAGCGTCAAGTCTGCCGCTTCTATCTTTAGCAGGATAGCCCCACTGGTTAAGCGTATCACAAACAAAGGCTCTAAATTTAGTGCCATCGTCAGCAGTCAGCGTTGTCATCGTGATTAGTTCATCAACGATACCCGGCAACTCACGCCCAGTCTTTGCACCTTCAATCTGCAAGTCGTAAGTGATGCGTCCATAATCGTCAGTCTTCTCATCAAGAATGCCGACAAAAATTACGTTCTTCTCACGAATATGTTGAAGGTGTGTTAACCATTGCATCATCTCACGACCCTGCGCCCCATACACTGCACGAGTGTCTAGCTTGCCTGTCCGATCTGATCTGGCTTCTGGTTGATTTTGATTATACGAAAAGCAAAGCCGACCAGCCACAGTAATACTATCAATGAAGATTGTATCGTATTTGCTCAACAGCTTTTCTGGATCACCATAGGTCTGACACACATACTCATAGTGTGCCATTGAGTATGGTGAGTCCTCATTTAATGCAGGGTTGCCCCCACCAAGGAAGCATGCAAAGTCTCGGCACTCAGGCCATGTACGCGGCCTGATAACGTCAACTTTACACCCTTCGATAGCGGCATCACCAGCTTCCAAGTCCATGAACAATGTTTTGTCCATGTCCAAGGTACGCACCAGTGATGTCTTCCCCACACCTGACGGTCCGCCAATCACGATCTTATGTCCGCGTTTTTCAGCCAACCGCTCTTCTGCGCTAATTATTTTTAGCATTAACCCTCCTCCCTTCTTTTTAGATCAACAGACACACCCTGCAACTCAACAGTACGAGCCTCAGAAAGTGCTGCTTTAAGATCTGGTGTGGCATTCTGAAACTTTGCTTCAGCTACAGTGTATTTGACCGTAGCCAGATGCCTTGCTGTATCCTCATCCAAAGAATTAAGAACACGCAACAGAATAGTCTCATCCCATAAGACCTTCTTACGAAAATCAACGGTAACTTTGAAGTCACCATTGTTCATTGTAGTCTGACCAAAATCCTTGCCGTCTTGAGCAAGCTGCATCTTGGCAGTCTCTTCAAACTGATCTTTGAGGGAGTTATTAACGATCTTCAATTCTTTTTGCAGATCATCAATTTTAGATTTAAGATCTTCGCGCTTGTTAAACAAAGCAGTCAGATCATTATTCAAAGTAATAGCGTTCATTGCTTTTCTCCTTTGCCTCATGTCGCTAAACATGACTGGAAGATAAGCATGCAATCTTTTCAAGTCAAGGGCAATTTGAGAAAATTGTTATTATTTTTTTTAGAAAGGTAAATCTCAACTCCATAAACAGCTTTCATGAGTTTCTTTTTGAGTTTAAATTCAGCAGTTTCCACGCCTTTGGCATCTTCTACAACTTCCTCAAGACTACCGTACTCATCTACTTTATTATATCGAAAGTCAGCCACATATTTACAAATCTTTTGATCGTTGACCACAATCTCATATGAGATTTGTCTTTGCAGGTCTGTTATGTAACCAGCTTTTTCCATAGCTGTAAGTTCGCCCCAACGCTCTGCTTCCCACTTGGAATCAAACTTGATCCCCATGAAAGTCGTTTTTCTGGCACCGTATTTGTTTGTCTTGCGTTTGTAGTTGTACATGCTAATATATGTCTATAGTTGTTAATTTATGGGAGTATTATAATGACTGATACAAAACAATACAAGTCAGTTGCTGTAGATCTTGCTACACATAAGAAGCTTGCAAAACTGGCTACAGACGATCACCGCAAAATATCACAACAAATTACAAAACTTGTTTCTGACTCTTATCAGGAGCGTTATGGCAATGAAGTTAATTCTGGTATTGGTTCAGCCGCATGAGGGAAAAAGGCGAAATGCAAAGGCTCATAGAGGCAGGTTTATGCCCTAAGTGCAAAAGCGCGGTGGACTATAGTAAAGATATAACAATTTGCAACGTGTGTGGATTACAAATATCAAACGGCAAAAC